AGCATACCGCCGCACGTTCAATAACGAGGACGGCGAGACTGTGCTGGCTGATCTTAAAACAAGGTTTGCCTTTGAGCAGACCACATTTACGCAGGGCGATCCGCACCAGACGGCGTTCAACGAGGGCCAGCGTAGCGCAATATTATTGATCGCCCGAATGCTGGCCGAGAACGCCAAACCAAAAAGGTAAATCCAAAATGAGCGAAGAGGCAACCCCGCAAGCGGGATCTCCAGACGTGGCTGATGCAGCCCCGGCAGTTAGCTTTCTTGACAGCCTGCCAGAAGATCTGCGCGGCGAACCCAGCTTACGCAATTTCAACGATGTTGGCGCGCTGGCTAAAAGTTACACACATGCCCAGCGCATGATTGGCGGCGATAAGATTGGCAAGCCAAGTCAAAGCTGGACTGATGACCAATGGACTGAGCATCACATCCACAGCGGCAGGCCCGACACATCGCAAGGCTATGAGTTCAAGCTGGACGGTCAACTGGCTGACAGCACGTTAGAGGGCTTCAGAGAAAGCGCACACAAGGCTGGCTTATCAGGCAAGCAAGCGCAAAGCGTGGCTGAGTTTATGGACAGCAGCTTGGGCCAAATGGCAACTGACCGGGCTGATCAGGCTGAGACACTGCGCCACGAAGGTGAGCAGGAACTTAGACAGCAATACGGCAAGGCATACGAGCAAAAGTTAGATCTGGCAATTGGCGCTGCAAGGCAAATGCTTGGCGATAAGGTAGACATTCTAGAGAATGTTGAACTGTCTGACGGCAGACTGCTGGGCGATCACCCGGAGATCATCAGGATGTTTAGCGCGTTTGCCGAGCAGATTGGCGAGGATAACCTGATCGGAGAAACAACTGAGATGGTGATGACGCCTGATGAGGCGCAGCGCCAGCTAAGTGAAGTCACAAGGCAGGACGGCCCATATTGGGACCGCAACCACCCTGAGAGGCAGGCATACGTCGATGAGGCGTTACGCCTGCGAGAATACCTTTGAAGTTTAGCGGATAAGCTACGGCCCCGCGCATCATGCCAGTGTGTCTGGCAGGCTGACAACCTTTACCGTCATCATACAAGTCTAAGCTTATCTGACCTGTATGTTGGCGGCGTCAAGCACGGCCCCGGCTGGGACAACCGAGCAATAAACCCTTTATTTTCATAAGCTTAGGAGTGAGACAAATGTCCTCACAAATCACTACAGCTTTCGTTAATCAATATTCTGCAAACGTAACTATGCTTTCCCAGCAAATGGGATCGCTATTGCGTGGCGCAGTGGATGTCGAAAGCGTCAACGGCGAAAAAGCCTTCTTTGACCAAGTGGGTTCTGCAGCCGCAGTACTCAGAACAACTCGTCACGCGGATACCCCGCTGATCGATACACCGCACAGCAGACGCATGGTCACAATGGCTGATTATGAGTATGCCGATTTAATTGATGATCAGGATAAAATTCGTCTTCTGGTTGATCCTACATCAACCTATGCGCGTGCCGCTGCAAGTGCAATGGGCCGTGCCATCGATGACGTGATCATCGCAGCCGCGATTGGCACAGCTAAGACAGGCAAGGATGGTTCCACATCTACTTCCCTGCCAAGCAGCCAAAAAGTTGGTCATGGTTCTGCAAATCTGACGATTGCTAAACTGCTGTCAGCCAAGCAAATTATGGATGAAAGCAGCGTAGATCCATCAATCCCGCGTTACTTAGTTTGTGCGCCAGATCAGATCAGCGCTCTGCTGGGCACAACACAAGTCACGTCGAGTGACTTCAACACTGTGCGTGCTTTGGCAACTGGTGAGGTTAATTCGTATCTCGGATTCAACTTTATCGTGTCCAATCGTCTTGGCACAGACAGCAACAGCCACCGACAGGTTTTTGCATTTGCTGGTGACGGCATCAAGCTGGCGATGGGCAAGGAACCCAGCGCTCGGATCGATGAGCGTAGCGACAAATCGTATGCCACGCAGGTGTACTACTGCCAGACTGTTGGCGCGACCCGGATGGAAGAGTCCAAGGTCGTTGAAATCGCGTGTTCGGAATAGGAGGACTGAAAAATGGCTACTAGATACTCGGTCCAACGGACCAATACACGGGCAACCCCGATTGTTAAAAACCCAGCCAACGTCATGGGTGGCCGCATCAGGACTGCTCACGGCGCTTACACAGCATCTAGCTTGGCATCAGGCGATGTTGTTGAGATGTTCACCTTGCCTGACGGCGCACGCCTGATTGAAGGGCATCTGGCCCACGGCGCTTTGGGAGGCTCAACCACATTGTCTGTCGGCTTCGCCGCGCACGTCAATGCGGCGGGTACAGCCGTGTCTGCAGCGCCTGCGGCTTACAAGGCTGCGGCAGCGTCAACTAGCGCGCAAAAAGTCGACATCCTTGCCACCTTGGCGCTGCTCAGTGGCACTGAGACTGACACCAACGAAGATGGCGTGATCGTCACTGCAACAATGGGCGGTGCCGCTGGCACTGGCAAAATTGAAGTGACCATCAAATACGCTGTTGACTAACTAACCCGGCGGGGGCGGCTTGCTGCCCCTGCCTCTCTACACCCCCCTAAAAATTTGGTGACCAGATGACCTCAACTGTGGACATCGCCAACAATGCGTTAAACGTATTGGCGGCCTCAAATATCTCTGCGTTTGACGAAAACAGCAAAGCTGCGCGGATTGTCAATCAGCGATATGACAGCATCCGCGACAGCGTGTTTCGCGCGCATCCTTGGAACTGCCTCATCCGCAGGCAAGACTTGGCGCAATCATCTACAAACCCCACGTTTGGGTATGCTCACCAGTATCCCCTGCCGACAGACCCGTACTGCCTGCGCGTGCTAGAGTTCAGCAACGGCAGCATGTCCTATCCCCAAGACAACATGAAGAACAACAGCGGTGGCCCTGCGTTTGTCATCGAAGGCCGCAACATCGTCACCGATGAAGGCACCGCAAAGATTAAATACGTGGCGCGCATCACAGATCCCAACGAATATGACAGCGGCTTGATAGAGGCATTATCTATGCGTCTTGCTGCTGAGATGGCCTACGCAATCACCGGGTCAACCAGCATGGTGCAGATCACCACATCAGCATACGATCAGTCGCTGAAAGAAGCGCGCTTTGTTGATAGCACCGAGGGCGCAACCCGGCGCATAGAGGCGTCTGACTTCATAGAGGCGCGTTACTAATGGCGCGATCAGCCCCATCATTTAGCAGCTTTGCAGCGGGTGAAATCAGCCCACTGCTTGAGGGCCGCACCGGCATTGAGAAATACCGCGAAGGGCTGGCAGATCTCACCAATATGGTGGTTATGCCGCAGGGCGGTGTGAAGCGCCGACCCGGAACAGAGTTCTTAGGCGAGGTCAAAAGCAGCAGCGTTAAAACGCGCCTGATCCCGTTTCAGTTTAAAACGTCTGACACATATATATTAGAGTTCGGCGACAGCATCATGCGGGTGTACCGCAACGGCGCTCAGGTGCTAAACGGCACAGCCAAGACGATCACCGCAATCACCAAAGCATCACCCGGCGTGTTGACCAGCAACAGCCACGGTTTCAGCAATGGCGATGAAGTTTACATAGTATCTGTCGGCGGCATGGTCGAATTAAACGGGCGCAACTACCGCGTGGCCAACAGCAGCACCAACACGTTCACCCTTACAGATTTGTACGGCGTGGCTATCAATACCACCAGCTTCACCACGTTTACATCTGGCGGCACTGCCACCGAGATCTTTGAACTAGCCAGCCCATATCCAGAGGCTGATTTGTTTAACGTGCGCTTTGTTCAATCTGCTGACACGATGTTTTTCGTGCATCCCAGCTACGCGATCCGCACCCTTGTCAGGGCAGACCATAATGATTGGACGTTTGCCACGCCATCTATCTCCGGTTCGCCTGACCCAGCGCTAAACACGTCAAACAACTACCCGTCTGTGGTGACGTTTTTTGAGCAAAGGCTGGTGTTTGCCAATACCAACAACAACCCGCAGACGCTGTGGTTTTCCAAGAACGCTGACTATACTAATTTTACCACTGGCACTGGCGCAAATGACGCCCTGATTTACACCATTGCGTCAAACCAAGTTAACGCGATCCGCTATTTATCACCCACCAGAGTGCTGACTGTCGGCACTACTGCTGGCGAATATGTTGTCACGGCAACATCTGATGGCCCGGTAACACCCACCACCACCCTGATCAGGAAATACAGCAACTATGGATCTGCCGCTGTTGAGCCTGTGCAGGTTGCAGACGTGACTTTGTTTGCGCAAAGAGGTGGCCGCAAAGTCAGAGAGTTCAAGTTCGCCGGGGATGTAAATACCTCAGGATACGCAGCACCCGATATGACGATCCTCGCTGAACATTTGACAGATGGCGGCATTACTCAGTTTGCCTATCAGCAGGAACCCGAAAGCATCATCTGGGCGTTGCGCAGTGACGGCACATTGCTGGGCATGACGTACAGGCGCGAAGAGGATGTGGTCGGCTGGCACAAGCATGTGATCGGCGGTGCGTTTGGCACAGGCCAAGCGGTTGTTGAAAGCATCGCACCGCTGCCCACCGACACTGGGAACGATGACTTATACATGATCGTCAAGCGCACGATCAAATCACAGACAAAACGCTACGTCGAAGTGCTGAAAAAGTTTGATTTCGGCAGCGTCACCACATCTGCATTCTTTGTGGATGGCGGCTTGGCTTATGCTGGATCTGCGACCACCAGCTTGTCAGGCTTGTACCATTTGGAGGGCCAGACCGTCACCATACTAGCCAACGGCGCAACACACCCAGACAAGGTAGTTAGCGGCGGGGCAATCACGCTCAACTACAGCAGCACCACCGCAGCCGTTGGTTTTGGATTTACATCCGAAATGCAGACCATGCGTATCGAAAGCGGATCTGAAGATGGCACTAGCCAAGGCAAGCCCAAGCGCATCCACGCTGTTACGCTGCGGCTGTTTGAGGCTGTCGGCATTGAAGTCGGCAATTCAGCGGATGAGTTAGACCGCATCCCGTTTAGGGACAGCAGCATGGCAATGGATCAGGCGATCCCACTTTTTACGGGCGATAAAGACGTAGAGTTCCGGGGCGGCTACGACAACAACGACAGGATCTATGTGAGACAATCGCAGGCACTGCCGCTGACGGTCTTAGCGCTGTATCCGCGCATGAATACATTCGACACATGATCCTATACCATGTTGAACGGCTGAAAGACATCCACGAAGAACTAAAGCCGCTGATTGAAAACCATTGGAAAGAAGTTGCGCTAAACCAAGGCACGATAAACCTGAACGTCAATTGGGACGCATTCTTTCAAATGGATGATGACGGCAGATTGCATTGCTCGACAGCGCGCGAAGGTGACAAGCTGGTGGGTTACTTTGTCAATATCATTGTGCCGCACCTACATTATGCGGATCATCTGTTTTCGCACAACGATGCCATTTATGTAGACCCAGAATATCGCAAAGGCTTTACCGCATGGCGGCTAATTAAATTTGCGGAAGAGCAACTTACCATTGCTGGCGTATCGGTCATGATGATCAACACAAAAATGCACAAGCCATTTGATCGCCTGCTTCAGCGGCTGAATTTTGTTGGAACTGAAACAATCTACAGCAAGCGGTTAGGAGTTAACTAGATGGGTACAACCGCAGCAGTCATTGGGGCCGGGGCAAACATTGTTGGCGGGATTAGTTCGCGCAACGCATCCAACGCTGCAGGCGCAGCGGCCCAGCAAGCAGCTAATTTCAACGCCAGCATCATTGAGCGTGACATTGGCCTGCTTGCCAGACAGCGCGGCATCATTAACGAAAACTTTGAGATCGACACAGTGCGCGCAGGCGAGGCGTTTGAACGCGAAGTGCAGGGCGCTGCTAAAGCCGGGTTTGGCTACGCAGGCGTGGATATGAGCAGCGGTACACCTTTTGCCGTGTTGCAAGCAAACGCGAAAGAATTTGACTATGCGATGAGCGTTGCAGAGTTCAACAACGAGATGACAAACCTACAGATCAGCGATCAGCAAGAGGATGCCAGATTGCAGGCGCAGCTTGCCAGAATGGGCGGCGATGCATCCCGTTCAGCATACAGATCGCAAGGCAGGGCCAGCCTGATCTCAGGCGTTGGAAACGCAGGCATTGGCCTAGCAGGATCAGGATATTTTGACTGATGAGAATACCAGTATACAGATCCACCGCGCAGCGCACCAACGAAGCGCCGGGGCGGTCATTCTCAGCGCGTATGGATGCGCGGCCATTCGTTGAGGCGGCGCTGCAAAAAGGTGCATCCACCCGCGCACTGGCTGACGCTGTTGGCGCATATGCAGAACAGCGCGGCAAGATGATCGCAGAAGCTGAATATAACGAAACCGCACTGGCGCTGGATGAGGAAATCCGCACAGCGACATATGATCTTTCCCGGTCAAACGACATTGGCAATATTTTCGACGGCAATAAGCTCTGGGAAAAGCGGATGAAAAGCATTCAGTCCAACGTGCTGGGCCGGGTGAAAAACAGCAACGTCAGACGCAAGCTAGATTTCAGCTTTAATCAATCAGAAATCCAAAGCAGATTTACGCTGCAAGGCGTAGTTGATCAGAAAATAGTCAAGCGTGAACAGGCGGCGATTGCGGCAAGGCAGACAAACGCTGTCGCGGCATTGACGCAAAACGGGTCAAAGGTTTCTGATTATCTTGCGTTCTTTGGCACAGGCACCACACCCGGCAAAAACGGCGTTATGACTGCACCCGGCGTGGCAGGCGGCAGAGCCAATGCTGGCGCTGTTAGCAAAGCCAATCTGGCAATGCGCGTGGATGTGGCGTCAGGATATGTGGCCAATCGATATGGCGCTGAACCTACATCAGCAATGAAGCTGATCAGTTTTGTTAATCTGCTAGATGAGGCAGAAATAAATGATGATGTTGATTTGGCTGAAATAGCAGGCAAATCAGGCATTGTGGACCCTTACGCCGTCACCGTGCTGTCACAGATCCCAAGGGCTGAAGCGCTTGCGATTGTTACAGCTAATTTATCAGTGGCAATAAAAATCTATGACGCGCAAGAAAAGCTGGCAGGCGATCTTATAACGCAAAATAACAAGCTAAACGAAGAGGCTTATTTTTTAGGATTTACTGGCAAAACAACGCTGACGTATGCGGAACTATCTCGCGTTATTCCTGTTGGATATTTAGATGATAGACTAGATAAATTTGCTGATGTTGTCCCAAATGTAGAAAAGGCTGATCGCCTTATCGCTGCCAGCGCTGCTAAACGATTAATCTACGATTTTCTAGACGAGCAGAACTATCTCAGCCCGGAAAAGCGTGACAGGCTAAACAGCCAAATCGGCACCAGTGGTGAGGCGTCATTCCCTGACACGTCAAATCAGGGCGAAAAAGTGCGCCTCAACGCACTGGCTAATCGGGGCCTCCTAACAATTGATGAACTGCACGATGCTCGGCTGACAAACAGCCTGTCGGGTGCTGATTACATCTCGTTAGAAAACAAGATCTACACCAAAAACAACGAGAACTTAAACGAGTTCCTGCGCTTTGCGAAAGCAGAATACAGTTACACCGAGGAAGTGGCCGAAGCAGATGACGAAATCAGTGTGGCAATCACTGCCGCCTATGACGCTGTTGCCAAAGGTCTCATCGAATTTACTATGGATAACCCTGACGCCACATCCACGCAAATTAAAACTGAAGGTAGGGCGTTAATTGCAGAACAGGCAGAGGCGCACAGGGCGGTAAAGCGCGAGGGTTATTTGAAATATCTGGATAAAACGGGCGATGGAGCAATACCAATTGCTTTCCCAATAGACCCAGCCAATCCCGTGCAAAGCATTAACAACTTCTTATCGTCAGGTGTAGTTTTGCGAGAAGAGCAACGACAAATTTTATTAGGCCGCATTCGCGTTCTTAATAGCCCACGTTTTAAAGAGCAGTGGCAACAATGACAAATTTTCTAAACACAGACAGAGAAATTGAGCGCTATGACGAGGCTGAACTGTACGCATCCACAGCGAAGCCTGAGATGTTTCCAAACATTCGCTCTAAGTTTAACGTAGACACAGGCCAAACAGATTTGCTGGCACCGCTGCCTAGTGGCGGCTTTGTCCGACTAGCCAGCCAAGCGCCTGACGTTATGATGACAGCGCCAACCATGCCGGGTATGGGCGCTGATGCAGCACTGCCTGTTGAGGATGACGAGTTCCAACTGCAATCAATCAGGAATTTTGCAGCCAGTGGCGCAAACATATCGTCACGCGATGACTATCTGGCGGCTGGCTACACTGATCAACTGATCGATGCGTCTGGTGTTATGGGCGAAACGCAGCAAGAGACAGGCAGAACAGAGCCGTTATCAGTAGGGGAAATTAAAACAATACTGCGCGAAGGCGGCACACTATTACAAGATTACACCCCTACAATGCGAGAGAACGGCTCTGCTGATTTAATGGAAACACTGATGGAATTGTCAGTGGATAGACGCCGCGAGGAACTGATGGCGCAAGGCGTAGATACTGCTGAGATCAGCCGCATCATAACATCAGAACAGCCAGAAATGCGGTCACTAGCAGAAAACCTTACAGACGTTGTGTTTGGAAATAAGAACGTGCTTGGCACCGGGATCGCAGACTTTGTAACCGCAGGCGTGATGGACATGCAAGAAGGCTATCGTATGTTAGAGGCTGGCAGTTCATTTAATGGTGGATCTGCCACGCAGCGTGGCTTGGGAATATTGCTTATCGCGGCTGGCGTAGCAGAGGCGACAGGCGTTGGCATGTTGCTAGGCAAGACAATTAAAGCCAGCATTCCAAAGATCCAAGGCGCAATGGTCAGCATGGGCCAAAACGCAGAACTGCGCATGGCAGAGCGTGGCACAGGCACTACCCTTAATATGGGTGGAGATCCTATGGCGCTCACAGATCCGCTGGTGGCGGCTGCTGGTCGAGCTGTTGATGACGGCAAATTTGCTATTGAAACAAAAGACGCCAGCAGCGTGTTTGGCGAGGGTGCCGTTTACAAAACATACACAGACCCAGCAAGCGGCGGCTTGATTAGAGTAGTGCAGCGCAAAGACGGATCTGCGTCAGTTCTTGATTTAGAAGTGCCAGAAGAAAGCCAAGGCAAAGGCATAGGTCAAGCACTGCAAGCGGCGGCTATGGAAGGCAACCCCGTGCTGACCGGGCAAGTGTCATCAAAGGCAGCGGCGACAACAGCATATCGATTGGGGCGCAGACCATCAGGGCAACCAGACGCAACCCTAGATGAAGTCTTTGCCATCATTGATGATATGAGTTCAGTGAACTTAGTATCCCCAGCAGCGCAGCCAAATGACGGCATTGTGGCTAAAATAGACCCCCCAACAGATGACACCCCCGGCATCATTGCGTTCCACGGTTCGGCGGCTGATTTTGACGGCTTCAAGCTAGAAAAGATTGGCACAGGTGAAGGGGCGCAGGCGTATGGCTATGGGCTGTACTTTGCTGACCAAGAGGACATTGCAAAATATTATCGAGATTTTCTTTCAAAAAGCATTGATGTTGATGGAAAGCCATTCATTCGCGGCAATAAGCACTTTGACGATGCTCTTGGTGGTGACCAAGACCTTGCCGACAATCTTGGCGCAACACAGGGCGATCTAGAGCAAGCAATAAAAGAAGCTAAAGAAACCCGTCAAGAAATGCTTGATTTTGGCAATGAGGAAGCCGCTGACATTTACGCTGATGAAGTTTACAAGCTAGAGCAATTACGTGGGCGAGTTACTGATAATTCATCCAAAGGCCGCGTTTACAAAGTTGGCTTAAGGCCCAAGCCAGAGGATCTGCTTGATTATGACAAGCCGCTAAGTGAACAACCTGAAAAATACAAATCGGCGTTGAACGAAATTGCAGAAATCCAAGGTATTTCAGTAGTTGACCAGTTTGGGCAATCTGCATCATTTGCTTCTTTTCAAGACGCATTAAGCCAAAAAATTGGGCCGAAAAATGCAATGCGGGAATTTTTTGAGGCAGGCATCCCCGGACTCAAGTTCTTTGATAATACCTCAAGAAACACAGCAGATGGCAAGCTAATTGATGTTTCGGAAGCTGATGACGGTTTTCGCGCTAAAGTGGCTGTTGACAACAGGGCTGGCGGCTTGGGTGGCTCTGGAAGGATTGTAACAACAAGCCCACCATATAAAACGAAGCAAGAGGCTTTAGATTGGGCCGATAAATCAATTGGAAAAAAATCAAGCAACTACGTCATATTTGATGACAGCATGATCAAGATTTTAGAGAAATACGGCATCGTCGGCCCTGTCGCTATATCGGCAATGGCTCTTAGTGAGGATGAAAGTTAAATGGCAATAGACCCCCAACAGATCGCAACTGAGCAAACCCAGCGCGCGGCGTTGGCAGCGGGTGGCGCGCCTACAGAAATGGCGGGTAGCCCGGAGGATGCCGTGCGTCTGGCTGGTGGTCGTGGCGGCGCGATGCTTGAAATAATAAACAGGCTGGGCAAAAGCGTATCGGTTGATGAAGTTGTGGATACAGTTGCCCCAGCAAGGCCAGCCCCACCTGACGCAGGGCAAGCCCCAGCAGGCCCAGCCAGCGGCGAGGTAGGCGCAGCGCCAACAGTCGCCAGCGATGCGCCAACAATACAGCAGCCATCCCGTGTCCCAACGCCTGCTGAAATAGGCGTTATGCAAAACCCCGGCGCATATAGCGAAACAGCCACGAAAAAGCTGTTAGCCCCGCAGGTACTCAGCCCGGAAGGCTTAGAGAAATTCAAAGCAATGGGATACAAAGCTGACGGCACACCGCCAGAGGCTGACCCGCTTAAAACCGCACAGCAGGCGCTAGACGAGCAAACCGCAGAGGCGGCTGTAGATGTCAATGAACTTGCACAGCGCGCCCTGACGGCTGACCAGCGAGGCTTCAAGCCAGAAACTGCTGTTGCGTCTGAGGAAGCCGCCGACGAGATCCTTGCGGCATTGGCGCGTGACGAGGCAAACATCAAATCGCTCGCAGATGGCGGTGACTTTAACTTTGATAATCTTAATACAAACGAGGATGTCCAAAGGGTAATCACAGGCGTAGGCGAACAACTGGCTGACGAGCAAACACTGCGCACCCGTGGCAAGATCCCCAACGAAATGACGATGAATGAAGCCGCTGGCATCCTTGCAGACGAGATTGGCTTTCAAACAGACGTGCTAAACCGCAAGATTGGCGAAGGTGGATTTACCGCAGCGCAGTTTGTGGCAGGCCGCACCAT